GGTGGCTATGCAATGAAGAAGCCTAAGATGGGTTATGGCGGTATGGCCAAGAAGAAGAAATGAACTTCCTAGCGGTGATATTAGTATGCCAGACTGTTGAAGTCTCTAGTTGCATTGTAATAAATCACAAGTATCTACTTCCTAATTTAGGTGAGTGCCAGATATATGTTAACAAAAAAGTTGATAATGTCGCCGCTAGAGGTTTAATTGGTTTTGGGTATTGCGCTCCTGTGGATACGGGTATGTCGATATAGCAATCCTAATACCTTAATAGTTCTGATATAATTACCTCAGTAGTTGTTAAACGGAGGTAATTATGCTACAATATCTAAATAAAGTATTTAAAAAAGTTCAACTCACACAAGAACGCAGAGCAGCTCACTTCATGCTGCAGAACTTAAGCGACCGACAGCTCAAAGATATGGGCATCACTCGCGGTGAAATATATCACAAACTCTACGATCGGTAATTGATGTCTAAGATAGACAAATCAAGAATGGCCTGTAATAAACCTCGCCGCACCAGTGGCGGGGCTAAGAAGTTTGTAGTTAAGGCATGCAAGGATGGCAAAGAGAAGATAGTTCGATTTGGGGATCCTAAGATGACCATTAAAAAGAATAATCCTAAACGCCGTAAATCATTCCGTGCTCGCCATAAGTGCGACACAGCCAAGGATAAATTCAGTGCAAGATATTGGTCTTGCAAGAAGTGGTGACCTAATGGCCGCTAAGAAGAAAAAAGCTGATGATGCTTGCGTTAGAAAAGTAAAGTCTCGTTATAAGGTTTGGCCCAGCGCATATGCATCTGGCGCAGTAGCAAAATGCCGAAAGGTTGGAGCTAAAAATTGGGGCAATAAAAGTAAGAAGAAATAATGGCAGTTCGTAAATCAAAAAAGGGAGCTGCACTTAAGAAGTGGTTTAAAGAAGATTGGCGCGATGTAAAGACAGGTAAACCCTGCGGTCGCTCCGGTAAAAATGATAAGCGTAAAAGCTATCCCGCCTGTCGCCCCGCATCACAATCAAAGAGTAAGTCTGCAAAGAACGCAGCGAGCAAAAAAACCAGCTCTAAGCGTATTAGCTGGGGCAAAGCAAAAAATAAAAAAGGGTAGGATTACGATGGATGAACGTCTTAGACGTATGGAGGACAAATTGGATAGATTGTCCGAAGCAGTTGTTGCAATGGCTCGAATGGAAGAACGTATTCTTACCGTATTCAAACGTCTTGAGCACATAGATGGTTCATTTAAGAAATTTGATGATCGAATGGATGATATTGAAAAGCAATCAATAGCAAGAGGCCAGAAGATAGCCTTTGCTGAGAGGTTTTTCTGGATGATTTGTACGGGAGCCGTTGGCCTAGCCTTCGTGTATTTGAGATAATGGAAAAAAAGAAATTAACAGAACGCCAACAAGCATTTGTTGATGCATTGATGGGTGACGCAGCTGGGGATCCTCGGACTGCAATGGATATCGCAGGATATTCAAAGAATACAACGATAAAAGAGGCTGTAGAGCCCGTTAAAGATGACATTATTGCCGCTGCCGATCTAATGATTGCTATGAATGCTCCTAGAGCAGCAGTTGGGCTTACTAATGTTATGCTAGATCCTAGTGCGTTAGGTGCAAAGAACGTAATATCGGCTGCTAAAGAAGTTTTAGACCGAGCTGGGGTTGTTAAAAGGGAAACAGTTGAAGTCAAAGGCCCAGAAGGTGGTATTTTCATACTTCCCCCAAAACAAGCTAGTGAATGACAAAAAATTCAGATTTTCCCGACAAACGCAGGGCTAATAGAACCGCTAGAGTAGCGTATGGCTACCGACCCTCTGAAAACGATCCGTGTATCCTAATACCGGACGAGGATATGATGGATTTTATAGTCGAGGCGCTTGATCACATAGATAAAGGTGGATCTCTCAGAGAAACTGCTGCGTGGCTTACTCAAAAGACGGGTAAGTCTATTTCGCATCAGGGTATTAACAAGATCTGGAAGGAGCGCAGAGGTGCTCTAGATGGAAACAAGAGAGAAAAGCAACAGAAGAAGACTCGCAAGGCAAGGGCTCCTAAAACTGGCCCAGAAAAAGCTAAAGCTAAGATTAAAAGAAAAGCTGCGGATGCTAAGCGTGTACTGACACTACAGAAAAAAAAACTAGAGCAATGGGAAGACAAACCCGCCAAAGAAGTTACTCTAACACCCCGTAAGACGATAAGTGAAACTTTAGATTTTGACGCTGCCCCAGAAGAGAAGGAGATTGTATTTGCTCCTAATCCGGGGCCTCAGACAGAGTTCTTATCTGCTATAGAACGAGAGGTACTATATGGAGGCGCAGCCGGTGGGGGAAAAACTTATTCGCTAATAGCTGACCCCATGAGATACTTCTCACACCCAGAATTTAATGGGTTAATTTTGCGTAAGACTACAGATGAGTTGCGTGAAATTATATGGAAAACACAAGAGTTATACCCGAAGGCTTTTAAAGGTGCCAAATGGCAAGAAAAGAAAAGCCAATGGGTATTCCCAAGCGGAGCACGTTTGTGGCTCACTTACTTGGAGCGTGACGAAGATGTGTTGAGATACCAAGGGCAAGCTTTTAGTTATATTGCCTTTGACGAGCTCACTCAACATCCAACGCCCTTCGCTTGGAACTATATGCGTTCCCGCTTACGGACAACCGCACCAGATCTTCCGATCTTTCTACGCGCTACAAGCAATCCGGGTGGGCCGGGACATGGATGGGTTCGTAAGATGTTTGTGGATCCGGCTCCGGCCAATGTTCCATTTACCGCAACAGATATAGATACAGGTGAAGATCTTAAATACCCAGACACGCATCCATCTAAAGCGGGTCAGCCATTATTCCAACGTAGGTTTATACCAGCCTCACTATACGACAATCCTTACCTAGCTAATGATGGTGCATACGAAGCCAACCTTCTTTCTCTACCTGAGATGCAACGCCGACAATTACTAGAGGGTGATTGGGCAGTAGCCAGTGGAGCAGCCTTTACAGAATTTAGGAGTAACGTACATGTTGTTGATCCCTTCGAAATCCCAGATACTTGGCGTAAGTTTAGATCTGCCGACTATGGCTATAGCTCATACAGCGCTGTGCACTGGTATGCTATCGATCCTTCTTTCAATACATTAATTGTTTATAGAGAGTTATATCTTAGCAAACATACAGGCAGAGACCTAGCTAAGGCAGTACTAGAAGCCGAGAATGGTGAGAAGTTAAGCTACGGAATATTAGATAGCTCATGCTGGCATCAACGAGGACAATTAGGCCCATCCATAGCGGAAGAAATGATTTCCCAAGGATGTAGATGGCGACCCTCAGATAGATCTAAAGGATCTCGGGTTGCTGGCAAAAACAGATTACATGAACTTCTTAAAGTAGACGAAGACACACAGATGCCGGGAATAGTGTTCTTTAATACTTGTAGACAAATTATTGCGGATCTTCCCACGATACCGAGCGACCCAAAAGGATCAGATGATATTGATCCTAGATACGCATCAGATCACGCATACGACTCGATACGTTATGGAATTCAATCCCGCCCCAAAGCCTTTAGTGCTTTTGATGATGGGCGAGGAATTCCACAACAGAAATGGCAACCTTCAGATAGCATGTTTGGATACTGATAATGGCATTAATGAAGCCCCCTACCGACCCTATTAACCAAGAAGATATGACTGATGAGGCAAACGTCATAGCCCTTGAAGAAGACGGGGATGTGGAACAAGAAAATAGCGAATACTCTGGTGTCGTCGGATTTATTAATTCTGCTTTCCTAAGATCTAAAAATGCGCGTTTAACGGATGAAACACGTTGGCTAGATGGCTACAGAAACTACCGTGGTATATATGGCCCAGAAGTTCAATTTACGGACACGGAAAAATCTAAAGCGTTTGTTAAGATTACTAAGACTAAAGTACTTGCTGCCTATAGTCAGATTATTGATGTTTTGTTCGCGGGTAGTAAATTCCCAATTGGTATTGAATCTCGTAAATTCCCTAACAATGTGGCGGGTGAAGTAAGCTATGATCCTAACTCACTGACTAGGCAAAAAGTCAAAGAAAAAACTGGAGTTGATTATGATGTTCCAAGGAATATTACTCGCCCAGAAATAGCCAAAGATCTAGGTATATATTCTAATAAACTTAAACCTATTGAGAATGAATTAGAATTAGGCGCTGGATCTAATCCGGGCTCAGTTACATTCGAGCCCGCTAAGAAAGCTGCACAGAACCTTGAGAAGAAGATCCATGATCAACTCGAGGAAACGTCTGCTTCTAAGCACTTACGATCCATGTCTTTTGAGATGTCTTTGTTTGGTACAGGTATCCTAAAAGGGCCATTTGCATTTGATAAAGAATACGCCAAATGGAACAAGGATGGAGAGTACGAACCTATATTCGAAACCATCCCAAAGGTGGAGTATGTTTCATGTTGGGATTTCTATCCTGACCCGGATGCTCGCAATATGGATGAAACTGAGTTTACCATACAACGCCACAGGTTAAATCGCACTCAGATGCGCCAACTAAAGAACCGACCACACTTTCGTGAGGAAAGCATTGAGTTGGCGATAGATATGGGGTCTTCTTATATCCGTGAATATTGGGAAGATACCTTAGAAGATTCTCAGAATAAGTCTGATGTAGATCGCTATGAGATCCTAGAATACTGGGGTGTACTGGATAGTGAGCTGGCTCTCGAAGCCGATATGGAGATACCTACAGAACTAGAAGATAGAGACCAGATCCAAATCAATGCTTGGGTATGTAATGGTCAAATATTACGCCTAGTAATAAACCCCTTTACACCAGTACGCATTCCATACTCTGCAGTTCCTTACGAAGCTAATCCTTATTCATTCTTTGGCATTGGCGTTGCTGAAAATATGGCAGACACACAGCTGCTCATGAACGGATCTTATCGGATGGCGATCGATAATGCTGCGCTCTCAGGTAACCTGCTAATTGAAATTGATGAAACTAACTTAGTTCCGGGTCAGGATATGTCAGTATATCCGGGCAAAGTGTTCCGCAGACAAGCGGGGGCTCCGGGCCAAGCTATCTTCGGCACTAAGTTTCCAAACGTATCCCAAGAACTTATGATGATGTTTGATAAGTCTCGACAGCTTGCGGATGAAGCAACAGGTATTCCATCTTATTCTCACGGCAGCACTGGAATTATGGGTGTGGGTCGAACCGCTTCTGGTATGAGTATGCTTATGGGTGCTGCACAACAGGCAATCAAAACAGTTGTACGAAACATTGATGATTATATGCTTAGCCCACTAGGAAAAGCACTGTTTAGTTTTAATATGCAGTTTAATTTTGATCCCCAGTTTATTGGTGATCTAGAGGTTATCCCGCGTGGTACAGAAAGCTTGATGCGTAACGAAGTTCGTAGCCAGCGCTTACTACAATTTATGCAAATGACACAGAACCAACAGATGGCTCCGTTTGTAAAATATGACTACATTCTTAGAGAGTTGGCGGCATCTATGGATCTTGATGAGGATGGTATTCTCAACGATCCTAGGGAAGCGATGATTCAAGCTAAGATGATGGCTGAGATTCAGTCGATGATGCCTCCACCTGATCCGGCAACACAGGCTCCAGAAGGCGGCGCACCAAATCCAGATGATCCTACGGGAACTGGGGGAGGTAACATAGCTCCGGGATCCGCTCCTGAGCCAGATGCTGCAGGGTTCACGGGATCCGGTGGTGGAGACAATGTTGGGCAACCTCCTCAAGAAGCACAGCCTCCAGCGCAACCTCCGGTACAATAAATGGATAGACAATTTTACCGAAGCATTCTCTTAATGGTGAACCAAAAGGACACTTTTGGAATGCTGCAATCATACGCAGACGCTCGAATAGCAATTCTACGAGAGCAGTTAGAAATAACCAAAGATATAGGCGCTATTAGAGAGATCCAAGGAATGATTGGTGAACTTAAGCGCTTTAAAACTTTACGAGATCAAGTGGTTAAAGGGGCTGAGTAGTGGGCGCATTAGACTTTATATTCGGTAACAAAGATGATGATCTAGAAGCAACATCAACTGCTACGGATCCTAATGCCCCATTAACACTAAAGAATGTACCTTTCTTCCAGAGGCCTATGGGATCCAGTGAAGATGATATGTTGGTAGGTTTTGATGAAGCAGGTAATCAGAGATTTAGAACTTCATTTGGTACAGAATATACAGTTTCCTATAACCCTGATCAGCGTACTACTAGAGAAAAGATAGTGGATACAGTTCCGGTAGTTGCGGGAGCAGTTAAAGATTATGCTATGGATCCGTATCTACCTAGCAAGGAAGCCGTAAAAGATTTTGCATATGATGCTACTGTAGGCACGGTTAACGAACTTGATCGTATAATGAACTCCGGCACAGCCACTTATGGGGATATCTTCGGACTTACCCTAGGTATGGGAGCTGCTCCAAGAGCAATCAATAAGGTTGTTGATATAGCTCCAGAGGGAAACCCCGAAGATATAGCAGGGATGTTCTTACCGGCTGCTAAACTTAATGGCGGTAAAGATATTGTAGACAAAGCTAATGAGCTAAAAGCTGGAGGATCTTCTCGAGAAGACATCTGGTCAAAGACAGGATTATGGCAGCTTGGAGATGCAGAAGAATGGCTAACTGAGATACCGGACAATAAAGCTGAGATTGCAGATACAATTAAGGATGCCCCGTTCCCAACTAAAACGGTTACGAAGAAAGTTAGACGACAAGTTGGTGGTGCTGGGCTATCACAGGGTGAGATTATTCAAGCCAAGACTAGAGCTCGCATGGAAGCTATCAATTTGCGTAGACAGGCTGATAATGGAGAAGTTCCACCGCAGTTTGTAGAGAGCGAAATTGCTAGAATACAAGCCGAGCTCAAGGCAAAAATTGGTAATGTAGATTCTCCAGAGTATGAAGATGTATTGGTTACTAAAGAAGTAAATCTACCCAAACCAAAGCTAACTAAAGGGGATGGAAAATCAACTTCTAAATTAGATGAAATCCTATTCCATGATGATTTCTATGATGCAGTAGGCGCTGCAAATGTAACTAATATGGATGATCTACCTACGGCTGAGGCGGGCAGGAGACAAGCCGACTCTGCAAAACTATCGGGCGTATGGGGGGCTACTTTTTTCCCAGATAAACAGTCTGTTAGAAACAATAGAATAAATAAAAATCAATCTATGATCAGTGCGTTTACGGATTCTGGAGACAATATATATAGCCCTAAGAGTGACGCAGATAAAGCAATTGTAGCGCGTATGGATGTGAACGATAAAAAGTCCGTAGCTAAGGCAAGATCGCAGATGGTTTTATCTACAATGTTACACGAAACACAGCATTGGTCGGATGATATCTTTGATTCTGACTCTGGAGCGGGCTTTAGCTCAGATAGATCCCCTCGAGCACGAGCAAGGATAAAAACTAAGTTTGACTCCATGATGAGCTCTGCATTTAAAGATAGCGATAAGGCTAGTGGCAGACTATCTCACTTACTTAAAGCTACACCCGATACGGCTAAATTCGATGCACAATCAAAGTTCGACTTGGACAATTTTTCAGATGAAACATCTCTTGACGATGTAATTTATGGAAAAATTGAGGGGGCCAGTTCTCCATTAGCCGCAAAAATACTTAAAAAGTATAATCCTGCAGTTGATGGGTATTGGAACCCCAGTGATGGAACTCAAGACAGCATCGGTAGAATAATAAATAGGTTTTATGCCTATAGAATGGCTAACACTCAGATAGATCCTGCTATGGTTGAATCCAATAGGTCAGATTTCATTGCTACTTTAGCAAATACGGACATGTTAGCTTCTAAAAAGTCTAATGACTCTTCGTACTCCTCTAAAGGTACGGATAAAGATTTAGAATTTAGAAAGCAAAAAGCTGAGTTACTTTTACGGGTACTGGAAAGTGACGAAGGCATGAATTTATATAAAAAATACATGCAAATCGTAGAAGGTAAAACAGCTAATCTAAGAAACCTTTCAGATACTGAAATTTACTATCTTGAGATGGGTGAGGCTAAGTCTCGCTTGGTACAAGCTCGCCGAGACATGACCCCCGAAGAGCTTAAGAGTACTCCTCCTTGGTTAATGTTAGATCGCGAGGAATGGCAGCTCTGGAATGAAAAACAATACGGATTGAAATAATGGAAAGTCTTAAAGAATCTAGAAAAGGCATCACTACAAAGGCAGGATTAGAAATGGCAAGTAATAAATACCAACGCGACAATAAAAAAGCAGATTTAAACAAGGATGGCAAGCTAAACAGTTATGAAGAAGCTAGAGCTGATGCTGTTCAACAGGCGGTGGTAGAGGACGATCCTGAGCAGGATGATGTTAAAATGTACCACGGTGGAATGGCTTGTAGTGGAGATGAGGGTCTTATGATGGATCCTATGTCTGGTAACGAGATACCTATTGGATCAAGTGCTGAAAATGTTCGTGACGATATCGACATCAGAATATCTGAAGGTGAATACGTTCTACCTGCAGATGTTGTTAAATGGCACGGATTAAAGTCAATCATGGACATGGAAGCTGAGGCTAAGATGGGTCTCATGGGAATGTATGAAGATGGCCTAATCCAATATGTAGATAATGAAACTACACCTTGTCCTGAGTGTGATGGCGAAGGCTGTGATCATTGTGATGGAAAAGGATACCACGATGCGGAAGATACCGAATCCAGTGGCAAAGATTCTGAGGACTCCTCGGTACAGGCCGAAGACGATTCCGAACAAGAAGAAGATGGCTTCATCGAAACACCGGAAGGCAACAAAATTGAGTTGGCCGGAGTAGAGACTGAAGAAACTGTATTGGAACCCGAATATCCAGAAGAAGGCGAAGAAGGTTATTACCCTTCTCAAAATCGGGAATACGCAGAGATGAAAAAACCAATAATAAAATTCATCGTCTAAAATCAACTGGGCTACCCAAAACATCTCGGAGGAAGTCTTGGCCCCCAATAAGAGTAGTAAAAATGGCAAAATATCGAGGCGCACATCTTGATCAACTAGATCAGGAAGAAAAAGAATTAAATCAAGAATTATCACAAATGAAACAGGATCAGGTAGATGCTACCCCTGTTGCAGATCCGGAAGAGGATACATATCGAAAACGGTATGGAGATCTTCGTCGGCACAACTCTCAATTAATGCAACAAAAAGATGTTGAGATTAATAAGCTAAAGAACCAGCTGGACTCCGCAGCCAAAGGTCAAATCCGTTTCCCTAAAACAGATGAGGAAATTGATCTATGGGCTAAGAAGTACCCTGACGTAGCTAAGATTGTAGATTCAATTGCTCAGAAGCGAGCTAACGAAGCTATGCAAGGCTTACGAGAAGGGGAGAAGCGTCTAGAAGCTCTAGAGACAAAGATCTCTCGTAAAGATGCGGAGCATCAGCTCAATCGCCTACATCCAGATTTTAATCAGATTAGGCAGAGCGCATCCTTTCATGAATGGGTAGAGATGCAACCCCAATCAATTCAAGACGCTTTATATAAAAATAATACCGATGCTAGAGCTGCGGCTAGAGCAATCGATTTATATAAAGCAGACACTGGAAAGAAAAAGGTTAACAAACGATCTGCGGCACAAGCAGTCGGTAGAACCAATTCCAGTACCCCTACCACTAATAGCCCTAGCCGTTTCTCAGAAAGCTCAGTCAGTCAAATGAATGATCGAGATTATGCTAAGAACGAAGAAGCTATTATGGAAGCTATGCGTAGCGGCAACTTTGTCTATGACATGTCAGGCGCTGCTCGCTAAGTGTTGCAATTATAGGCACAACTGTGCTATAATAAAGGTAATTAGGGCCGCGTTATCGCCCACCCCTAAAAACCACAATCCCAGAAGAAAATATTAATATGTCCACCAGTACAGGCTGGCCTGTGAACTCTTGTTTGCACAACCCACCCACATCGTACTGCCACTGTTTTTTATCTCTTCATGTCCTGATGAGCTCAGAGAGCTCAGCCATTTCATAAAGGAGAAATCAAATGGCATTTGCAAAAGCAAGCGGTTATACCAACCTTAATAATGGTAACTTTTCCCCGGTAATTTATAGCAAAAAGGTACAACTATCTTTTCGCAAAACTACAGTAGTTGGAGATATCACAAACTCTGATTATTTTGGTGAGATTTCCGGGCAAGGTGATACAGTTCGTATCATGAAAGAACCTGAGATTTCAGTAAACGCATTGAAGCGTGGTACTACGATCTCAACACAAGATCTCGTTGATACTGACTTCCAACTAGTAGTAGACAAAGCCTCCTACTTTGCATTTAAATTGGATGATATTGAGGAATCTCATAGTCATTTGAATTTTATGCAACTTGCAGTGGATCGCGCAGCTTATCGTCTAGCTGACCAATATGACCAAGAAGTACTAGGTTATCTATCTGGTTATAAGCAAGCAGCATTGCATGCTAATGCAGGAACTGTGAACGATCAAGTTAACGGTACTAAAGCAGACACAACAGCAGGTAATGATGAATTGCTAGCTGGGCATAAGCTTAAGAAGGGTGACTTCGGCAACATCAGTACATCATCTGCCGGTGAACATTCTATTCCTTTGGCTGCACGATTACCGGGTGCAACAGCACTTCCAACAGCAACAGCTTCACCAGCAATGGTTGTAGCGCGTATGGCTCGTATCCTTGACCAAAAGCAAGTGGACAAAGATGGTCGTTGGATCGTAGTGGATCCAGTATTCATGGAAATCCTTCGTGATGAAGATTCCCGGTTTATGAATGCTGACTTCGGTGACTCAGGTGGTCTTCGCAATGGTTTGGTACTGAATAACTTCCACGGCTTCCGTGTTTATCAGTC